ATTATCTTGCTGGTACTTCGATAATGGAAACATATGAGGCAATGAAGTCACAAGATGATTATTGATATTGAAAAGTTGGTAAAAGAACACCCTAATAATTACAGTTTGGGTGAGGCCGTTAGAGCTTTATATTGGGCTGATCAACGGAGAGAGAAGAATGATTCTCAATTAAGACACGAACAAAAAGTTTTTCGTGTCGTTGATGATGCAGGATGTGATGTCGAAACAGGAAAGTTTTTAGGATGATGTCCTTTGCACTCGCTACAAGGCGCTTAGAATCTCTTAAACGGGCAGAATTGGCCGCTAAGAATCCAGAATTTAAAGAACTTTGGGCTAGTAAAAGACAAGAATTAATAGAACTATTACAATCAGGTAGTTCATATGATGAGCTATCAGGAGAAGTAATATGCTAGAATTAATATTTGGATGGGTAGTAACTGTAGGGTTTATAACCTTTGCATATATCGGAATACACATGACATTTGAAAAAGACGCAGGTAGATATATTCCACTTATATGGGAAAAAGATGGGTTACTATATAAAATTTTCAGGAAAGACGGAGACAAAAAATGAAATACATGGAAATTTCAAGTTACTCACATGTGAGCTCACACGGTGACCGAAAGGCAGATGTATTAAGAACTTCTGCAGAATCTCCCAACTATTGGGGTTGCAGATTCTATCTTGCAGGTAATTCTTTAGGTATTGAGTGGTATAAGGGCCATTCAGAATCATATGCCGAGGATGCCGCAGAAAACTATGTTCAGGGTATTAAAGATTATACCCCTTAGCTTTTGTCACCCCTTAGCGGCTATTTCTACTCCTTATCAGAATGCCGCTAGGGGGTTGACAAATTTTTTTAGGCGTGGTATAATATACACATATCACATAAGGAGTAAAGTATGGTAAGTAAATCATTAGAAAAGAAAAGAATCAAAGGTCGTAAAAACCGAGTCACGATTGATGACAAATATATGGGCCAAGAACCATGGTGGGATAAAGATAACCCACAACCAACAGATGACAGTCTATGGAAAAGTCAATGGACAAAAGCTGCACACTGGTACAATTATTTCTATAAAGCAAAAGATTATATTCCATATATTCTAAAATACGCAGAAGAGGTTCATGGGTTTAATAAGAAAGACATAAACGCTCTCAAAGCTATTGAGGACTGGAGATTAAATCAAGGCACTCAAGCAGTCGCGCGTCTACATTATCGTGGATGGGCACATACCGAAGAACAACATCAGAGAGTTCTTGATAGATTAAAAGAACACGTAGTTACGGGTAATAAAGCTCTTAAACAAAAAGTAGAAGTTAAGAAATCCGCACCTCCTGTCATCAGTCCTGCCCAAAGAGCATATACGAACATGATGGAGACTATTCATGCAGATTGGGATGAAATTGTAATAGATAGCTGGATGGATGGAAAATTTAATCCAGATTTTAATGTGTATGAACTATGGAAAAAACACGGCCTGAAAGGTAATGTTATTGAAGGATTTAAAAGAAAAGTCCAGTTTGAATATGATCTTGTATCTGATGCGTATAACAAAACGTGCGATCAAGCTGTAGAAGCCTATTCACATATTACACCAAGACGTCAGAAGAAGATGTTAAACCTCATGGATGTTATCTTTGCTGATCTGGATAAATTAAAAGGTAGTTTTAAGGCAGTTAGAATGCCTAGAGCTAAAAAACCAAAATCAACAGATGCTCAAGTCGCAAGATTACAGTATAAGTCAGAAGATATTGAATCCAAGGTCACGTCTATAAATCCAGTATTGATACCTACTAAAGAAATGTTATGGGTGTATAATACTAAAAGTAGGGTACTGACACAGTATGTTACAACCGCTACGAGTGGTTTTGAAATTAGTGGTACTACCATTAAGAATTTTGAACCGACTCTGTCAAAGACATCTAGGTTAAGAAAACCACAAGATATATTACCTGATGTGTTAAAATTCACTCCCAAACAAATAGAGAAAAGAATTTGGGATAAACTCACCACTAAGATAGGTAGTCCAAACGGTCGTATAAACAAAGACTGTGTTCTACTTAGGGTAATATAAGGAACAGATGATTGAACAAAAAATTATGACAAGAAAAAGATTTTCTACTGCGGTAGAAAGTATGGTAACCGATAGTAAGGGTTTAACTTACATAGAGGCAGCTGCTTATATCATAGAAGAACGAGGGATGGATTTTAAAAATTTAAACAGACTATTATCAGATTCCCTTAAACAGAAAATCGAGGCAGAAGCCATTGATTTAAATTTACTTAGAACAAAACAAACCAATAAATTACCAATATAGGAGAATATTATGAGTAATGTGATTATACCAACGTCCGACGAGGATAAGAAAAGAATCAAGGATTGTGTTATTGAAATCAGTAATGCAAAAACCCAGATGGAAGCACAACGTGACTTCATTAGAGAGGCGATTAATTCTTGTGTCGAGGATGTAGAGGTAGATAAGAAACATCTGCGTAAGATGGCAGAAATCTACCATAAACAAAATCTGCTAGAAGTAGTAGGTGCGGTTGAAGATGTTGAGGCATTATATGAGAGTGTAATGTCCTAATGATGGATCCATTTGATTCTTATAAACTATATAATGCGCTGAAACTCCATTTTGAAACAGATGGATATGATGCGATTAAGTATAACTATAAATCGAATGTGTCACCGCAATCCTTCTTTAAGAGAAGGGATAAGTACTTCTTTGCTAAATTAGCTAAGAACTACGAGAAGGATTTATTAACATACTTCGTATCCAACTTTAAAAACGGAGTTGGTTACGTAGGTGATATGATTAATGAAGACGGAGAAAGAAACTATTTGGATCATAAGAGAATACAAGAATCTATACATCGAGTGTTTTCAATTGATATAAATATACTTAATGAGCAAGGAGAAGTGTTTGATAATTTCTTTAAGAGTAATGACGGACAATTACCCTTGGTTATAAAGATATGGTTACAAGAAGAAATTAGTTTAGAGACTGTTGTTATTCTAAATGCCATATTTGGGTTTATACAACGTGAATCCGAGAAAGTAACAGATACCATTATATGGCCTGATACCAAACGGAAGATTGAAAAGTATACCCCATTTGTAAATTATAATAAAGATAAATGCATGAAGCTATTGACAAATGTGTTTATTTGATGTATAATATACAGTATAATTATGAATAAAGTGAAATATAACAGAAACGACTACACTAGAGTCGTAATACAACGCAATACGGAGATATAAAATGTCATTTGCAAACCTTAAGAGCTCGCGAGGCTCGTCAATCGACAAACTCGTAAAAGCAGCGGAAGCTGTGTCCACTAAAACAGATTCTAAATCTTCTTACGGAGACGATAGATTCTGGAAACCTACCAGAGATAAAGCAGGAAACGGTTATGCCGTAGTCAGATTCCTACCAGCCAAAGAAGGTGAAGACCTACCTTGGGTAAGGTATTGGGATCATGGTTTTAAAGGCCCTACTGGTCTATGGTATATCGAAAACTCTTTAACTTCTATTGGTCAAGATGATCCAGTATCAGAATCTAATTCTGTTCTGTGGAATTCTGGTCGTGAAGAAGATAAAGCCACCGCTAGAGATCGCAAGCGTAGACTACATTATGTAAGTAATGTGCTCGTTGTTTCTGATCCTAGTAACCCTGAGAACGAAGGAAAGGTATTCTTATACAAGTTTGGTAAGAAAATCTTTGATAAGATTATGGAGTCAATGCAACCTGCATTTGAAGACGAAGATCCTATTAATCCTTATGATTTCTGGGAAGGTGCGGAGTTTAAAATCAAAATCCGTAAAGTAGAAGGATGGGTTAACTATGACAAGTCAGAGTTTTCAAACCAGTCTGCACTATTTGAAGGTGATGAAGAAAGACTAGAAGATGTATATGGGAAACTATATTCACTACAAGACTTTCTAAAACCAGAGAACTATAAGACTTATGCTGAACTATCAGCTAAGATGAATAAAGTTCTTGGTATTGATGCGGGTGCACCGGCTATGGATATGCCAGCAATGAATGTAGTTGCGGAAACTCCAATGGCAGCGACGGCAACAGCCGCTCCTGTTATGGAAGAACCAGCTGCAGATGAAGATAATGATACTCTATCATACTTCGCAAAACTGGCTAAAGAAAGCTAATAAAAAGAAGTGTGGTTAACCACATCATTTTTAGGGAGACTTCGGTCTCCCTTTTTTTATCTAGTGGTAGTGGATTCTTGGGTTCTATTAGGTTTAGTAACTAAGATATTAGTTGTATTTGCTTGAACACTACTCTGGGTTGAATTATCTGTGGCCATATTTACAGGACCTTGTTGGCCGACGGCTGATCTTAATTCTACATTCTCTGCTGATATATTCATTAAATCTATACCAGTATTATCTGATGTGGCCGCTGCAGTAGTACCATCCGAGGTATTCATACTTAATATACCTTGGATTCTGTTAAAATTAGCAACTGCCTTATCTACATCATCTCCGAGATTAGCAAGTCCGTCAGTCTCAAAATTAAACCCTCTTGTTAATGTACCACCTTGTAATATTGTTTCAAGTAGTCTTACATTATCATCCAAGTCAGTGATTGCAGAACCCATCTCAATAGAAATTTCACCCATAGAAGACATTCTTTCAAATACATCTGCAAAAGAAGTAAATGCATCTGCACCAGCTTGAATAGTATCTGCTCTTTCACCAACCTCAATGGCTTGTTCAATAGGACTTTTAGTACCAGTGAAGAAACCTACAATAGAAGCACCAATATCAGCTAGAGCATTAACACCTTTACCCCCTGCAAAGGCCGTCAGTCCAAGACCTAAAGATGTAAGAGCTCCAGTAGCAGCAAGTGTTCTTTCTTTATCTGCATTCTCACCTATGGTTAATAGTTTATCTACTTCTGATACGATTGAATCTGCAGACATAGCAGTGTCACCTACTCCAGCAAAGAATGAACCCACACCGAATACCTGGAGACCTTTGCCTAATATTGCAAGTGCACCAGTTGTTTTTGCCACATCACCGAATGATAAGTCTGCAATACCAAGTAAAGTAGATATATTATCTACAATATTCTCTGCCCAATTACCATCACCGGAAAACTTTTCAATAGCTGCATCTGCACCTTCTGCGGCCACTGCTGTAGCAGAACCAATACTAAATGCAATCAAACCCAAACTCAAAGCTGCCATCGTTCCTACTATACTACCCAAACCACTAGCTGAAGTAGTATCAATAGAGAGTAGTGTTTCTACGTTCTTTTTAACGTGACTGGCAAAACCATCACCACCACTAAAGTGATCTATGGCTTCATCCATACCCTTTACAGCTGACCCAGTAGCAGAACCTGCACTAAATGCCAGCAGGCCAAGACCTAAAGCAGCCATAGTAGCTGAAACACCAGCTACATTTCCAACAGACATACCTTCAAGGTCAGCTATAGATAATAACTGAGCAACATTGTGCTTTATTTTCTCTGGCCAACCACCACCCTCAAACTTGTCTATCACTCCTTGACTTAATGACGCTGTACTAGCACCTGCAGAGAATACTATTAATCCTGCTCCGATAGCAGTTAATGTTGCAAAAACTTTTGCAGCTGCGAATTCATCTGCGTCTAGACGAGATATTCCTAATAAATCATCAACATTCTGTACTATCTTCTTACCATCCATATTCTCTATGGTCTTAATTAAGAATGCACTGGAAGCGAATACAGCAGCAACACCTACGGCAGCTGCTCCAACTCCAAGTCCTGCGCCGCCTAGCATCTTCATAAATCCGCCACTGCCGCCACCACTACTACTAGAACCACCTTCTTGTGGTATACCTGATGAACGCATTTCTCTTAATTCATCTCTGATTTCTTCAAAGATGCTCGATCTTTCGTTGGCTTTTTCTTCGTCACCAAGTTTATTGGCATTCATTGTCTCAAAGAAATTATCGAAACCAGTATTAACCCTATCACTCATATCCAACGAGGCTTGTTGGATCTTCTTCATTTCTAATAGATGACGTCTAGTATTTCTACCATCACGCTCGATCTCGGATGTGGCACGATTATTTTCGCCCATAAGTTCGACTAGTTTTTCTAAACCGTCTTTACTTGGTGGTGTAGGGTTATCTTCCATTTCCTTTTCCTATTTTTTAGCGTATGCTTGTGCACCAAAGAATGCAGCTACAATACCTGCTACGGCAACAAAGTATGTTGGAGCCATAGAACCTAGAGTTTTCTGAGCTTCATCAAGTCCGACCAAAGACGCAAGTACTACTGCGAATGGATAGAGTAGTAAACCCCCTAATGCAAACCAAGTCATCTTTCTTTGAGCGTCTCTCATTGCATCTTGGTCATCAAGTTCCTTTCTCTTAAATTCTAAGAACATATCGTGTTCTTCTTTAGAGACTTTACCATCACCATTGGTATCGGCCGGGTGGTCGTTTCTTTTTACTTCTTCGGTCATTCTACATCCCTCTATATCCACTACTTTTGGATTTGTGTTTTAAATTTTCGTCTTCTATATGTTGTTTTAATAGGGCAACATATATCTGCCTCTCCCATGGTATCATACTTTCTAGTTCAGTTAAACTATATTGATGATGTTGCATTAATGCGAAGTTGGTTTGATAAAAGTTTTCCAAACTCTCATGTGAGAGGCCTATGAAAAAAAACTGTTAAGTCCTTTTAACTCTACCTCATTTTCTAAACCACACTTCTTGCATTTAAATGTATCATTATATGCTACACTAGGGGTATCCTGGAAAAATGCTTGAACTGATTTAAACTGTTCAGAGCTTAAATTTTCAATAAAATCTACCAAGTCAGACCTCTTTTCAGTCTTTGCATTATATACATTTTCATTATCAAAAATACTTTCAATACAATCAATAATTAAGTCCATTATACCCTGAACTGATTCTATATTTTCAGGATTAAGTTTCCCTATAACTTCAGCTGTAGGATACTTCATCTTAATACCAATACCATCCGATCCTCCGAATAGTATAGTACCATCTGAATCTTTCGGTTTTATAACCTTAATATCATCAATATTAATTGATAATGGATTCATAGTACCACATTCTTCATCCTTACATTTAATCTGAATCTTCATTTCTTCTCCAACTGATTTTGCTCTCAGTTGTAAGAATAACATTTCAACATCAAATACTGTAAGTTCATCCATATTTTCTAAACTGTAACAAGTCTGAATAATACTTCTTACTGCCTCACTTATTTGCACTGGGTCGTTTGACTCTAATGCAATCATTAATACCTTTTCTTCTTTTACCAAGTAAGGTCTCATATTTAACTTGGTCCCTGTAGACGGTAATTCAACCGTATAACGAGGAACACTCATTTTTGGTAATGCCATTATAATCTCCTAAAATTATATTATAATATACCTTCAAGTGCGCTTCTAAACCCTGATAGAGTAGAAGATAACGGACCTTCTGGTACATAATTATCGTAACTAAATGTTACAGTCATTTTTTGGACAGCACTTTCACTGTTATTGTCCAAAGTAATCCCCGCAACAGTGGTAGGAAAGGCATTTTCTAACCTAACACCATATACTGGAATGTTCTTATTATTCAGTTGCTGTATTACAACATCCGAAGTAAAATCTGTTTTAAATTTTGCATGATACTTATCAGTATCGAATACCTTTTCTAACCAACCATCAAATAAAGTTTTCATATAGTAATCATTAGTTAATAAAAAGGTGCAGGTTACTTCTTCATTTAAGAAGGTATATGGTACTTTTACTGCTTGTTTTTCTGCAATATAATCTAATGTGCTTACATTCCTGCCGGGTAATGTCACATTCTCACATAACATAGATATATCTCTAGGATCATTTATCATTGATTTAAGACCACCACCAGAAACCAGTGCTCCTAGAAGACCACCACCGCCTAGTAAAGAACCTTGAGGGGGTGTAAATATAACCTGAAATCTATTTGCCTTGGCGAGACCGCCACGCTTTCCTATAGTACTTTTTAACTTATCTATTGACATTATGACCTCTGATAAACCTTTCTGGATTTTGCCCAGACTGATCTGGAGTTTTTCTTTTTAAACTGTTGTATTGGTAGATATATGGCTGTTTCCCAGTCTGTCATAGGCACTCTTGACATTTGAGATTTAACATGGCCAGTCAAGTATCGTTTAAAACAAGGCTCAAACTCTTTGTATTTTCTTACTCCATTTAATAAATCATAAGTTATTTTTGTTAAACGACTGTTTGGTTTTAAATCTTTAGGAGCAAGTTTAAATAATTCGTTGAGTAATCTGGCACGAGCAACAGGATTTACATAATGTAGATTTAACCCATAGAAACCACCCTCTGCAGGGCCAACTACTATTGTTAATGGAAATCTATCATAGTATGGAAGTGTCTCTTTTGTCTTTGGGTCATAGAAATACATGACCATATCGCCTACTTGGACTTTACTTCTTTTTGTTAATGCGTCATCTTGGAGTATTTTAGTCCTAGAAGGCATTTCTAGTTCTCTTACCTTTTGGGTAAACCACTCTTCAGATTTAGGAGTCCTTGATCGGATTCCTGCTCTAAATGCCGCTGCACTGATTGTATCGAATATTGATGCCATATAACTATTTATATTAGCCTTTTAGTAGCTTTATACCAAGATTGGATAAAGTATCTTCTGTCCATATTTGAAATTTCCATCCTTTATGATCTGCATATTGTTGTGCTGCAGTCCACTTAGATGTATTCTTAATGTAAGTAGTAACCTCATTAATATATCTTTTGGTCTTCCTAGAAGGTTTCTTAGGTGGTACTGTCTGATTTTTTGGTTTAATTTCTACCAGAATAATGTCTTTATTGTCTAGTTCGACAAGTAAATCCACATAATATCTATGTAGTTTATTGTCAGTCTTGCACTTATAAGGCACTACTATCTCTTCGCTATTCCACTTTTTAACTTTAGGATTAGATTCACACCATTTAAATGCTTGTCTCTCCCATAAAGAACGATAGACTACCTTACTAGGATCACCTATGTACTTTTGTTTGTTCTTAATTGTATATTTCCCTTTATAAGCCATTATAAATACCTTTATAGTATAAATTATTATTTATAAGGAAAAAATTAATGGCTGACGACACAACAAAAGAACAACCTGCACTCCTAGTATTTCCTGCTAAATTAAGAACAGAAGTAGATAAAGGAACAGCTCATGTAAGATTTACTGCGCTTGGCCCCGATGGCGACGGGCCATCGGTAC